TGATACTTTTGATGTAGACTTGGTATAACTAATGACTCGTTGCCCAAATCTGCCTCATTAAAAATAGAGTCCTTAGACCAGGACTCCTGCAACTCTTCAAGTAGTGCCATAATTTACTTTAAGTTTTTCTTCCTATCACCAGAGAGACTTTGGATCTCATATGATAGGTAATCAAATGATGCTATTGCTTGGAAATATTCTTGGTCACTGAGAGTGCCATCAAATTCTAATGTGCTAAGTTCTACAGGTTTCAAGTTCTTGAAGAGAACATTGTATATTGGTTGGAAATTAGAATTCAAGACAGTCAGTGTACCGTCTGCGAAGATTAGATCTTCTCCTAATGACTTTGCTGTAGATGATGATTCAGTTGCATCGATGAACTCTTGACGTTCACCAAATTTTTCTGGAACACCGAGACCACGCATCCAGTTATGTAGGATCAGATAGTTCTCCATATCTTCATCTACAAGAAACTGTAGATTGAAACGACCGTAGTCCAGAGTACCCTCAATGTAGGTATCTCTGTATGGAGTAGGTTGTTCTACCAAACTTAAAGAGATGTTTGGTATGTTTGCCATTTGCGTTAAGTAACTAACCTTAGGATACTTAGCAAGTGTAAAGCGAAACCCACCTGGTGAGAGGAAATTCCTGTTGCTTATTTGCGTTTGAAAAGACATTATCTATCTTGTGGTGTTTCGCCATTTTTATTTATGCACGATACTCTTGGAGTAAATGGAGAACACGATTAAGCATAAAGTGTGCACCATCCTCCCAGTCTTTAGATGCTCCGTGATAGGTTCCGTTGAAGAGTTCGGTTTTTAGTTTTAGAACTTTGACGTTCATCTCATCCTTGGTCACGTAATTCCTTCCTGACATATGGTACTGTATCTTAATTATACAGTATTTAATAAAAAAAGGACCCCGAAGGGTCCCTTTGTTGTTTGAATATAAGCGATTGCTTACATAAGGTTGTCAACCAAACTACGTCTGTAGTAACGGTTAGCGTTAGCAGTAAGAGCGCCACTACCCTGAGTTGTACCTTCAGCAAATGGGTTTGCAACAAGACCGTATCTTGTCTTAAATCCGATTTTTGGTTGGAAGGTGTCCTGACCAACGGCTCTAACCATTTGGAGAGGAACATAAGGACAGTAGAACAGACCTGCATCATATGCAGAACTACCTTTGTAACCTGCAACGTAGAAGTGTCTGTCACTAACGTTAGCAGAGTAAGGATCAACGTAAACCTTGATTCTACCGTTAAGAGTACCTGCAAGGGTGCTGCTGTTATCGTCAGGAAGAAGGTTGCTGTTGCCTGAAAGTGCGGGTGTGTAGTCAAGAACGCCTGCCATTGACAATGCAGATGCAACGTCAGCAGAACAGATCAGGATGTTACCCTTACCGCGTCTTGTCTCGTGCCCGATGGCATTCATATCTCTTTCGATGTTGAAGAGAAGACCTTTGAACTTCTCAACAGACCATCTACCATTGGAGTCAACGTCAAGATCGAAGATACCTGCAGTTGCTGTGTTTGACTGAGAACCAGGTCTTGCAACCTTGTACACAGTTCTAACAACTTCACGGTTGATCTCAGCAAGAACCTCAGTAGACAAGATGTTTGCCAACTCAGATTCAGCGTCCAGACCGTGAACTGCCTTAAGATCTTGAGCAAGTTCCAAACTGTACTCTGCCTTGAGTGCTCTGGACTTCGCAGTCACAGTAACTTTCTCAATGCTGAAGTTCATTTCAGCGAAGGCATTAGAACCAGTACCGAGAGTCTCAGACTCATCAGTTCTCATTCCTGTACCGTTGGTGTATGTACCAGAGTCATTAAGAAGACCTGGGTTTGATCCTGCCTGAGCAGAACCTGCAGAACCGAAACCGCTAGTACCTGCGGCGTCAGTACCTGTGAATTGTGAATCTGCTTCGTTGAAGAATGCTTCTGTACCAGATGCTCTGTCAGTACCGTATCTAGATCTCATTGCGAAGATCAGACCAGTAGGACCAGTCATAGGTTGAACGCCTGCAATGTCATAAGCAATAAGCTTAGGCATTGAACGTCTGATCAAGGAGATCAGAACAGGGTCGAAACCTGCAACAGGACCAGTTGCTGTAGCGTCAGCAGAGAAACCTGCTGCACTGCTTGAAGAACCTGTAGAGTTAGTAGGTGCTGCCTCGGTGAGGATGCCTCTTTCTTCCTTCAGGAATGATTCTTGGTTTTCGAGCAGGATTGCGGTGACCGCCTTTTTGTAGTTGTCCTTGATGGAATCAAGACCCTCACAATTAAGAACGGGTGACCACTTCTCCTGCAGATGCTCGGATTTGAACATTTGCTTTATACCTCTTTGGGTTTATAGGGAAAAATAGTTTTAATGACTAAATCACTTAGTCCAACGACGGAGTGCATCAACGTACTTAGACATTGAATCCGTCATTTCTGTATCCACAACAGGTTGTACATCCTCAGCGATCGTCTCTGCTGCTGCCTGAGGCTTGCTAGAGAAGTACGACTCTCTAAGAGTCTCGATTTTGCTGCGGAATGACTCTTCATCTTCAAACTCAACACCTTCAGAGAGACCTTGAAGTTTCTCTTTCTCGGTAGATGCAAGACCTTCTGCGACCTCGCTCACGATCCCATTCTTAGCGAACGATGCAACTTCATTTGTAAGTGCAATGTTCTTATCAATTTGTTCGTTGAGTTTTGCTTCCATCTCATCTAGTTCAGTCACCATATCGGTAATGATGTCTGCTTTCTCCTCGGGAACCTCAATGTGGTTCTCGACGAAAACTTTTTTAAGTCCGCTAACTACGCTCTCTGCGATCTCTGCTTTGAGACCAGTTTCAACAGCGAGTTGGTTAGCATCGATCCATTGCTGACAAGCATATGTAAGATACTCATCTACCTGCTCAGCAAGGGAAGACTTAATACTTTCGACTTCCTCTGAAAGAGTAGCAGCGTATTCAGTGTGAACGCGCTCTAGTTCTTCATTCAGTCTTGATACGACAGCAGCTTCAAAGATAGTTGCTGCTTTAGTTTTGAACTCCTCAGAAAGGTCTTCGCCTTCTGTAAGAGCAGCAACATCAGCAGAAAGGTCGATCTCAATAAGATCATCGCCTTCAGCATTCTCTGCTTCAACTGATTCGTGCTTCTTAGGTGAAGCATCGGAAGGTTTTGTCTTTGGTGATGCTGCCTGTGTTTGTGATGGAGTCTTCAGTTTGTTTGACTCATCATCAGGTTTTGAGTTCTGAGGTGTAGGACCTCCGAGATTCTCAACGCCACCCAAAGAAGAACCGTCAGCAACAGCACCGTCGAATTTTGCTTCGGTGACTTCCTGCTTTTCTTCGGATGCCATTACTTCATTCTCTTGTGACATTAGAGTTGTCTCCTTAGTAGTCTTTGCTATTCGTAAAAATATTTATACTCACAGGGAGTTTAAGAATTTTGAAAACGCGGAAATCTTCCGCTCTTCAAGAATCTTGCGACTGGCAGCATTGTCAATTTGCTTCTTCATATGGTTAATTTCAGACTCTTGAATGATTCCGTTATTCCAGACCCATTCTTTGCCTTCCATAATTCCATTAACAAAAGCATCTGGTGCTGAGGGATCAGCAACAATGTCTGCTGCGGTTGCCAACATAAAATCATCAGCAACTACTTTTGCTCCGTCACGAGTCTCTTGGAGTGAACCAATTCCACGTGATGAAACACCTAGTTTCACGCCTTCACCCAAAAGGTTCTTAGCGATGTTACCCATAGGAGTATCTAGGATTCTTGCTCTTCCTCTGAAGTTATTACCTTCTTGGACTAGCGATGTGATCAAATGTGATACACGGTCGAGGTTAACTGTTGGTCCGTCAGGATGTCCCAGTTCGCCAAGGGCGCGACCATTTTTAACAAAAGATTCATTGTATTTATCAACTTCTCTACGGAGTGTGTTGATAGGGTACATTCTTCCATTGCGATTTTTGATCTCGCCTTGTAGGAATGTTCCTTCTATGTATAGATTTTTCTTACCGTTCTTCTCCTCAGAAAGGATTTGAACGTCTTCAATCTGTTCCGTAATCAGTTTCATTTGGTTCCTCTTGAGTTTCAGGTTGCATCCAGTCACGTGCAATTTCCTTTTTCTTTGCTTCTAGAGCATCAGCGGTAATTGCTTTCATCGCATCATCAACTTCACTACTGAGATCTTTCGATCCCGAGAACAGTTTGTTGACGATTTCTTTCGCTTGAATTGATGGCATAATAAATGTCCTCGTACTTAATATTTAGAATTCTCCGCGTTTATAGTCTGCAGGAGGAATAGACTCAACACCTGTTGGACCCTCTTCTTCCATCTCTTCTCCCTCCATTCCTTCTGCTCCAGGTGCCATAGGTTCACCTGTCATAGGATCAATAGAGGAAGGATCAGGGATCTTGCCCTCCTCAATTTCTTTCTCAATCTGATCATCGATCTCATTGATCTCCGCATCAGTATGCTTAAGAATTTGACGACGAATATATTCAGCAGAGAAGTATCTACCAACGAAAGGATCCATTGTCTGAACTAGGTTTAGACGCTCTGTAAGGATCTCTTTCTCTTTGAGTTCAGAGAAATAGTTGTCAGCAACATAGTCATACTGAATATGCTCTGCCATATCATCCCACTCTTCAATGCTGATAACACCTTTCAGAATGAGTTGTGTCTTGAGTAGATCGTGAAGTAGTTCAGAGAACTTTTTACGCAGACGAGTTACGAACTTTTGGAACTTAATCTCGTCACGTGTGATCTCTGCTGCGCGACCTAAGTTGAAAGTGGATTCAGATTCCAGACGTGACTCAGGTACATTTAATGCACGATAGAGTTTCTTCTGGAAGTATTTGACATCCTCAAGTTCTCCAAGATTTTGTCCACCTGGGAGCGTAGTGATCTCAGTTCCTCGCCCGCCTTCTCTTCTGGGTAACCAGAAATCTTCGAGCATCGACATAAATTTTCTGTCATCTCTAATCTCTCCTGTGTCTGCGTTGTAAACCAACTTGTTTCTATAACGAGACATAACCTCGCGGAGATATTGTTCTGCCTTTTGCTTAGGAAGATTACCAACATCGATATAGAAAATACGACGCTCAGGTGCTCTTGACAGTCTGTAAATAACAAGACTATCCTCGATCATCCTCAGTTGGTTGAGCGCCTTGATTGCTTTATGAAGATGTGACATAATCACATTCTTATTCATATCTTTCAAACCACTGTGGGCGAAAGAGATTGCATCAGGGGCAACCTTGATACCTGCAGTCTCCATTCCTCGGAGACCCTTAGGGTTGTAAACGTAATACTCTGCGGACTTAGGAGCAATCTGTGCTTCCATTGTCCTTGGATCAACAAATGTCTTATCTTTAGGACGCTCTAGTTCAACTACCTTTCTGATCTTTCTAGGATCAATGTATCTGAGTTCTGTAATACCACCCCTAGGATTCTTGGGGTCAATCATCTTGTGGTAATAGATCTTTCCGTCAATATACCAACGACGGAAAATGTCGTATGCTTTCTTATCAAAGTCAAGAAGACGGAGAACATTAAAGAACTCTTCTCTAATCTTCTTCTTGATACCTGCACTGACCTTGAGATTTGACAACTCAACATCCACAGGAGTGTCATCTAACTCACCTGCGATTGCTTCATTAACCACATCATCGATAGCACGATCACACTCAGGGTGGATCGACATTGCGCGGTATCGACGAATCAGGTCGTTTTCATCTTTGTATGTTCCATCAAGATCGATGGCGGTACCAAAATAACCACCACCTGCAACGGGGGTCGCTGCATCATCTGACTCTTTACGCACGAAAGAAGGACCCTTTGCAGAGTCCTTCTTGGCACGTTCAAGAGAATAACCAAAAAGTTGGGACATCTAATTATTAGAATTTTCTTCCCAACTATTTATACGGTTTCAATTTAACCTATTTAACCGCCCGCGTTTCCAGTGTTGATGTCTGTGTCGTAGGTCCAGTATTGTACTTGGAATTCAACGGTGTACTCCTCAGGAGTATCGTTGGTTCCCCAGTCAAGGTCGATTGCAGAAATGTTAGATGGCCAGATGCCTTCGAACTTGTAAGTACGAATGATCTTACCTTTTCTATCCATCTGTCTAACCTTTGCTGTCGCTTGATAATCAGCGATAGTGTTAGCGTTCTGGAAGTTCTGCTGCAGTGCTTGAATGTTGGTTGACCAAGATTCGAAGAATGCTCTGAACTTGAAGGACTGGTCATTAAGAACAGTAACTGTCCAAGGTTCAAAGGTTCTGTCGCCTGCTACCTTGAGGATTCTTCCTCTGTAAGGTACTTCAACAACACCCACTGTAGATGCAGGGATGTTTGCTGCCTTCACAAGGAAGGTACCGAAAGCGGATGCTTCGGATGCGTTGAGTTGAGATCCACCTGCAGAGTTCTCGGAAGCATCTGCTGATGATCCTGCAACACCACCAGATTGGGGTGATACTCCATCCTGAAGGATTGGAGGTGCATAGATTTCTACTTGGAATAGATTGGGACGTGCAAAGTCCTTTACTTGATCTCGGAAGGAAAAGATGGGAGCGCGTATTGCGCTCTGTTCCACCTGTCCTGGTTGTGATTCTGCCATTGTTTGTCTCCTAGGTTAGTCTCTTGAATCAGGAAGTAACTTCAGCGAAACTAGAACCAGTTCTAGTAGCGGTGAATGTAAGAGTGATGTAGTTGATAGAGCGTGTAGGTTTCACGAAGATCTCCGCGAAGAACTCTCCTCTATCAATCGCCTCAGGTGGGTTGTTGCTGCTGTCGCAGACAACCAAGAAATCGATGATGCCACGACGTGACTGAACCGAACGGAGGAACGGTTCCACGATGTTCTTGAAGGAAGCGCGAGTGAACTCATCGTTCAATTCGAACAGTTGAGTCTTTGCTGCTTCTGAGATTGCATCCTCAAGCACCAAGAAC